GATTTCACCCGTTCCACGTTGTCGATGCTGACGCAGATCCTGATGAAGCAGGCCATGGCTGGCCTGGTCAGTTCTGCCACGTCAGCGCTGGGTTTTGCTGGCGGTGGTTATACCGGATCCGGCGGCAAGTATGAGCCAGCAGGTGTGGTGCACCGTGGCGAGTTTGTCTTTACGCAGGAGGCCACCAACCGAATAGGTGTCGGCAACCTTTATCGCATGATGCGCGGTTATGCGACTGGTGGTCTGGTCGGCGTGAGTGGCGGTGGCGTTGCTTCTCCTTTTGGAGTCAGCGTTTATGCGCCGGTTTCGGTGACAACAGGCCAGGGGGATTCCGGTCAACAGAAAGGAAGCGGCGATGCGCTGGGGAAAGCCTATCAGCAGGTGATCAACAGCTCAATCAGGGAAGGTATCACCAGAGAAGTCCGGCCCGGTGGCATCATCTGGAATGCAACAAAACAGAGGTAAGTAATGGCGATCGAGCATTTTGCATGGCGGATTAAAGCATCCAGCCAGCCGACCCTGAAAAGTAAGGATACCGTCCGTACGGCGCAGTTTGGTGATGGCTATAAGCAGGTGTCAGGTGCCGGGATGAATGATGAAACGCTCAGTTATGAGTTTTCATTTACCGGCGAACCGCAAACCGTCCGGGATATTTATGCTTTCCTGCGGCGCCATAAGACGAAATCCTTTTCGTTTACCCCGCCAGGCGGTGATCTTGCGCTGTGGCGTGTTGAGGCAGACAGCCTGCAGCGCGTCACCAAAAGTAAAACGGTGGAAACCGTATCAGCCACCTTTGAACAGGCGTTTGCACCATGAGCTTAAACAGTGATTATCAGAAACTTGAGCCGGGCAATGTTGTCCGGCTTTTTGATGTCGATGGCACCGCATTTGGTGTTTCCGACGTTCTCCGCTTCCACGCCCACAACATTGCCCACACTCCCGATGAAATTGCCGCTGCTGGTGGAGATGAAAATAAGCTACCGGCGAAATCAATCTGGTGGCAGGGGCAGGAATATAAAGCCTGGCCCTGCCAGATCGAGGGTATTGAGACGGCGACCGACGGGACCAGCGCGCAGCCGACGCTGTCGGTAGCTAACCTGGATAGTTCCATTACGGCGCTGTGTCTTACTTATGATGACCTGCTGCAGGCAAAGGTCACGATTCATGACACGCTGGCGCAGTATCTGGATGCGAAAAACTATCCGGAGGGAAACCCGTCAGCGGATCCGCAGCAGGAAAAGCTGAAGGTGTTTTACATTGACGCCAAGAGCACTGAAACCAACGAGGTGGTGGCGTTTACGTTGTCCAGTCCAATGGACCTGCAGGGGTTGATGATCCCGACGCGCCAGCTACATTCGCTTTGTACCTGGTGTATCCGTAACAAATATCGCTCAGGTGATGGATGTGACTATTCCGGAACGCGTTATTTCGACAAGCACAACAACCCGGTTAACGATCCGTCACTCGATGAATGTCCCGGTACGCTCACTGCGTGCAAGTTGAGGCATGGCGAGGGGAACGAGTTGCCGTTCGGTGGCTTCCCTGGCACATCCCTGATCAGGAGCTGATATGCGTCAGAAAATTATCGACGCCATTATGGCGCATGCTGCTGCTGAATATCCGCGTGAATGCTGCGGCGTAGTGGTGCAAAAAAGCAGGGTGCAGCGGTACATTCCCTGCCGTAATCTGGCAACCGATCCGACAGAGCATTTCCACCTGTCGCCGGAAGATTACGCCGCTGCCGAAGACTGGGGAACAGTGATTGCCATTGTCCACAGCCACCCGGATGCCACGACGCAGGCGAGCGAACTGGATAAGGCACAGTGTGACGCTACGTTACTTCCGTGGCACATCGTCAGCTGGCCGGAGGGGGATCTGCGTACCATTCAGCCGCGGGGCGAGCTGCCGCTACTGGAGCGCCCATTTGTGCTCGGTCACTTCGATTGCTGGGGGCTGGTGATGAGCTATTTCCGGCAAACGCACGGCATTGAGCTGACGGATTACCGCGTGGATTATCCCTGGTGGGAAGACAGTTATCCCGAAAACTTCTACCACGATTGCTGGTATGAATGCGGATTCCGTGAATTCAGTGGCGTACCGCAGCCAGGTGATATGGTTATCATGCAGGTCCAGGCTAATAAGTGGAACCATGCAGGGATCCTGCTGGAAGGCAATATGCTACTCCACCATCTTTATGGCCATTTGAGTCAGCGTGTGCCTTATGGCGGCTACTGGCAGGAACGGACGATGAAGGTTCTACGGCATAAATCTCTGTGCTAACCTTTATGGACGTTTACTCAGGGAATGGAATATGAACAAAATACTTTTAGTCTTGTCTATTGCGTTATTGTCTGGATGTTCAACTGAGGTGGTTCCTCCAAGTAAAGCAAAACTTGCTCCGGCAAATCAGCTCTATAAATTTCAAGAGACTAATCCGAATGATGGTGTACTTACTGTTGTGCGTGACAGCGGATTTATCTCTGCAGGCTGTGCAGCAAGTTTGTATATCAACGGTGAGAAAGCTGCAATTTTAAACCAGAAGGAAAAGGCTATTTTTCATCTGCCTCCAGGTGAATGGGCGGTCGGAGCTACATTTGATGGGAAAGGTATGTGTAACTCCGGAATTGAAAGGCAAGAACGCTATATAAATATAAAAACTGATGATAGTAAGACTGTCAGAATATATATAGACAATGATGCCAATGTAGATATAAAACCTACTACAGTGCAATGAAACCACCTCCTGGTGGTTTTTTTATGGAGCGATTATGTCTGAGGTTATGACGCAAATAGAATTAGGTGGTGTTCTTGGGAAGACATTTGGTAAACAACACTATCGATTAGTCGGAAGCACATCCGAAGCAGTAAGAGCCCTATGCTGTACAATTAATGGATTCGAAAAGTTTCTGAATTCAAGTAAGCTGCGTGGTCTTACTTATGCGGTGTTCAAAGGTAAAAAAAATCTGAGTGAATCTGATCTTGGATATCCTGTTTCAGGTGAGGTTATTCGCATTATTCCTGTCGTTATAGGCAGTAAAAAAGCTGGCGTGTTACAAACCATATTGGGAGCAGCTTTAGTTGTAGTTGGTGCTGTAGCAACATATTTTGGGGGCGGCGCTGTTGGCGTGCCTATGATGAAAATTGGTGCGGCAATGGCACTTGGCGGCGTTGTTCAGATGCTCTCACCTCAACCGTCAGGTCTTGCCAGTAAGCAAAGTGCAGATAACCACGCTTCATATGCTTTCGGTGGGGTGACAAATACTGCCGCACAAGGTTATCCGGTCCCGCTGCTTTATGGTCGCAGACGCATTGGCGGGGCGATCATCTCTGCTGGTATATACGTCGAAGACCAGCAATAACAAAATAATCTTCCTTTCAGGCTACCTTATGGTGGCTTTTTTTATGGGCGCAATATGGCTACAGCAACCCCGATAAAAGGCCGCAAGGGCGGCAGTTCCAGTTCACGAACCCCTACCGAACAGCCTGATGATCTGCAATCTGTAGCGAAGGCCAAAATCCTCGTTGCGCTTGGGGAAGGGGAATTTGCAGGGCAATTAACCGGAAAAAATATCTACCTGGACGGTACGGCGCTGGAAAACTCTGATGGCTCCCAAAACTTTAGCGGCGTGTCGTGGGAGTTTCGCGCGGGAACTCAGGCACAAAATTATATTCAGGGCATTCCGGGTACCGAAAACGAAATCAACGTTGGAACAGAAGTATCAAGCGCAACAGCCTGGACGCGTACCTTCACCAACACCCAACTATCAGCCGTTCGCCTGCGACTGAAATGGCCTTCACTGTTTAAGCAGGAGGACAACGGCGATCTGGTAGGGTATTCCATCAATTATGCAATAGACCTGCAAACTGATGGTGGGACTTGGCAAACCGTTCTTAATACCAGCGTAACCGGCAAAACGACGTCTGGTTATGAGCGCAGCCACCGTATTGATTTACCGCAGGCTGGCAGCACCTGGACAATCCGACTGCGTAAGATTACCGCTGACGCAAACAGCGCCAAGATCGGCGACACGATGACGCTGCAAAGCTTCACGGAGGTGATTGATGCCAAGCTGCGCTATCCGAACACCGCGCTGCTGTACATCGAATTCGACTCAAGTCAGTTCAATGGTTCGATTCCACAGATATCCTGTGAACCACGTGGCCGAGTGATCCGAGTGCCTGATAACTATGACCCCGATACGCGGACTTATAGTGGTACATGGCAGGGCGCGTTTAAGTGGGCCTGGACCGATAACCCGGCGTGGATATTTTACGATCTGGTTATTACCGATCGCTTTGGTCTGGGTAATCGCCTGAGTGCAGCCAACATCGATAAATGGACGTTGTACCAGGTATCGCAATATTGCGATCAGCCGGTACCGGATGGAAAGGGTGGAAGCGGGACAGAGCCACGCTATACCTGTAACGTCTATGTTCAGGACAGGAATGACGCTTACACTGTGCTGCGTGACTTTGCGGCTATATTCCGGGGTATGACGTACTGGGGCGGCGATCAGATTGTTGCGCTTGCCGATATGCCGAGAGATGTGGATTACGCTTACACCCGCGCTAACGTTATCGACGGACGCTTTACCTATTCCAGCAGCACGACAAAAACGCGGTATACCACCGCGCTGGTTTCCTGGTCTGATCCGGGTAACGCTTATGCGGATGCGATGGAGCCAGTATTTGAGCAGCCTCTGGTGGCCCGGTACGGATTTAATCAGCTGGAAATGACAGCCATCGGTTGTACCCGTCAATCAGAAGCGAACCGAAAGGGGCGCTGGGGTATTCTCACCAACAATAAGGATCGCGTTGTTTCGTTTGATGTTGGCCTGGACGGAAACATTCCGCAGCCGGGATACATCATCGCCGTGTCAGACGAGCTTCTGTCCGGCAAAGTTATGGGTGGCCGCATCAGTGCTGTTAACGGTCGCGTGATAAAACTTGACCGCGTAGCTGATGCAGCAGCAGGCGATCGCCTTATTATCAATCTTCCCTCCGGTGCGTCACAGAGCAGGACTATTCAGGCGATTAATGGGGAATCAGTCACAGTCACCACGGCATACAGTGAGACACCACAGGCCGAAGCTGTATGGGTGGTTGAGTCAGATGAACTCTACGCCCAGCAGTATCGAGTTGTCAGCGTCTCCGATAATGATGATGGCACTTTCTCTATTACCGGCGCATGGCATGACCCGGATAAATATGCCCGTATCGATACCGGAGCCATCATTGACCAGCGGCCCGTGAGTGTAATCCCGCCTGGTAACCAGTCGCCGCCGGCTAACATTGTGATCAGCTCGTTTTCAGTGGTGCAGCAGAATATCAGTGTCGAAACCATGCGTGTGAGCTGGGACCAGGCGCAGAATGCTATCGCCTACGAGGCACAGTGGCGCCGCAATGATGGTAACTGGGTAAACGTGCCGCGCAGCTCCACCACCTCATTTGATGTATCGGGTATTTATGCAGGGCGCTACCTCGTGCGTGTGCGCGCCATTAATGCCTCTGAAATATCCTCTGGCTGGGGCTACTCCGAAGAGAAAACGCTGACGGGCAAAGTGGGAAATCCACCGAAACCTGTCGGCTTTGCGACAACGCCGATCAACTGGGGGATTCGCCTGAACTGGGGATTCCCGGCTAATACCGGGGATACGCTGAAAACGGAAATTCAGTACACCGCGAACAGTGATTTCTCCAATCCTCTTTTACTGTCGGATGTGCCTTATCCGTCTGCCGAATACACCCAACTGGGACTGAAGGCGGGACAGGAGTTCTGGTACCGCGCGCAGCTGGTTGACCGAACGGGTAATGAATCAGGCTGGACCGACTGGGTTCGTGGTGTATCCAACGCGAATGCTGACGACTACCTGGGCGATATTGCTGATGACTTCCTGACGTCTGCCGACGGTGACCGCCTGACAGGCGATATTGATACCAACCTCGAAGCCGCATTGCAGAATGCGCTGGCCAACCATGCAACCGCGGAACACCAGTGGGCGCAGTACGGCGAGGTGCGCGCGGATATTCTGGTAATTAAAACGACGGTCGCCAGTGTGGATAAGGCGATGGCGGAAATGTCCACTCAGGTACAGGCGCAGATTAAAGATGTAACCGCCTCGCTTGAGGATAAGCTCACCGCCACCGTTGATGCTACAAGTGCTACGGCCATTCATACCCTGAAAGCCGGAGTGCGCATCAACGATATTTTTTACAGTGCCGGAATATCAATTGCGGTACTGGCCGAAGCGGGTAAGCCGGTGGTCACTCGCGTCGGATTTAACGCCAACCAGTTCGTCCTGATGAGTGGCAGCGGTGATACGCAGTATTCCCCCTTTGCTGTTGTTAATGGTCAGGTGTTTATCAGTTCTGGCTTCATCCAGGATGGCACTATTATCAATACAAAAATTGGTAATTACATTCAGTCTAACACCTGGGATGGTACCGGTAATGTTGGTTGGCATATCAACAAATCAGGCTATGCGACATTCAATGATGTCACTGTCCGTGGTTCAATTTATGCCAACAACGGTAATTTTGCATTTAACGGCATCAATAACACTGTCGTCATCAACGGAAATGGGCTGACTGTTAATTTGCCTGGTGGCGGCAAAGTTGTCGTCGGGAGGTGGTCATAATGCCGGAAGGTATTCTAATTGATTACAACGACGGCCGTCCGGTGATGGCAATTACTGCGGGGCTTCGCGCCCCCAGTTTTTGTACATCGTTCTCGGGCTGGTCATCCCAGTTCATGCAGTACCCGGTCAATACACCGCTTGTTCCCGGTTCACAGGCTATCGTGGTGCCAACCAATCCCATTTACATCTATTCCTTTGCTGAATTTGATGTGGCCATAATGAGCAGCGTCACCCGAAACGGTGATTCAGGGGTGATTATCGGGGCTGAGACAATCGGTGGGAAAAGCATTGTCCCTGACTGGTCAGGCTACGTTATGGAGCTGCTACCTGCGGCGACTTATAACGAAGGTTTACTGGTTTCAAACTCGACTGACTTTACTGCCATATCCAATCAGGCTGCGTTGATGACCTGCGCTTATTCCGGGCGCATTACGGTTAGCGGCAGCGCTGCGCTTCCGGTCAGCGGTATTCCTTTCGGCAAATGGGATAACCCGAATGTGTCGGTGGGGTTTGATGGCACCAGTATCATCGTACGCGATATTTCCTACACAGGGCGGGACGACGTGGCCGGAACGGCGACGATAGATCTGGTGATATTCAACCAGACAGCACCAGTCGGCGGAGACGGTATTACGATGACCAACGCCGCAGGTCAGGTCACGTTCTCCACGCTGAAACGCCCCTTTGTGTATGACCGACAAATCCAGATCACCGATGCTTTCCAGAATATTGGCGGCGGGTTCTGCCAGATAGTTTATACCGGCGTGCAGGTCCGTATGGATGGTGGTTACGGAAATATACGGACGAAGGGCGTCGTGATGTCCGGTGGTAATGTCAGGTCAGCCTACAACAAAGTCTTTGCTAACCACAACTCCGGTTCGTGGGATATGAGCCGTAACAGAAATATCACCATGCCCATTCTCATTATTCCGAACATGTACTGAGGAAACCCCATGTCAGCAGGAACCTTAACCCTTAACAATAACTCAGCCTCGGTTGCCGGAACTGACACCACTTTCACCACTGAGTTAGCTGCAGGTGATTTTATTGTGGTTGTCGTGGGTGGTGTGCCTTTCACTCTTCCCGTACAGGAAGTTAACAGCAATACACGGCTGACGCTGGTCAGTAATTACACCGGGCCGCGAGCGACAGGAGCCGCCTGGTCTGCCGTTCCCCGCGTGGCGCTGAATATGGTCACTGCCGCAATGGTCGTTCAGAATACCCAGGCGCTTCTCGGTCTGAACTACGACAAGCAGAACTGGCAGCAGTTTTTTACAGCCGAAGGTGATGTAACGATTAAATTACCGGATACCAGTCAGACTACTGGACCGTCAGCAAAGAAACTCATCAATAGCGTTGACGGTAAGGCAGATAAGACAGCGCTTGACGGTAAGGCAGATAAGACAGCGCTTGACGGTAAGGCAGACCTGGTCAGCGGCGTGGTGTCAAAAGCGCAGGGCGGGACAGGGTTATCCAGTCCCTTCGGTACAGGGGCAGGTTCATTCTGTGAGGGGAATGATAACCGCCTTAACACTATCGGCGGCAAATCCGGAGGCCAGATAACCAGCCCGTTTGGCAAGGTCAACGCATTGCCGGGGAACTTTGACTCCCTCTATGCCGGAAACCGCAACTACGGTCTCTACCAGGAGCAGATGAATGTTCTCGGTGCAGGCTATCTGTATCCGCATATGAGTTTCAAGATGTACTGGCCGGGTCATTACGGCGGGGTGTTTACATGGTCCGCGTGGGCTAACAGCAACAATCCGGAGTATGTGCTCTCCTGGACTTATGAAGCGGGAACCACTCCACATATGTGGCGGTTTAATGGCACTAATGGTAACGCCACCGCTACCGGAAACTGGGTTAACGGCGGCTCGACCGTCAAAATTAAGGAGAAAGTCGAGGACATCCAGAATCCACGCGAAACGATGCGGATAATCCGCGCATGTACCTGGCGACTGAAAACGAAAAATGCTGACGGACGTTTCGGCATCGGTGTTCTGGCTGAAGGGCTGTATGAGGCGTACCCGGAGGCGAAAGTTACTGCCGGTGATATCGAACTACGGGACGGTACTGTTGTTAAGGATGCCTTATCTGTACAGGCTGGCGATTCCGGCGTACTGGCCGCTGTTCACCACGCAACCATTATTTCTCTGATGGATGAAAACGAAGTGCAGCAGGAAGATATCAATCAACTGAAAGCAGACATGGAGGCGCTGAAGAAAATTGTTGAACAGCTCACCGCCAGATAATTCTGCTCTGGACCATCAGCGTGTAATGTCATAAAGCGAAATAACAGGGGGGATGCCGCAACCACGCCGTATGCAAGAGCATGATTGCGGCTGACTGGCGAACGTTCGATAGTGCGAGTATTGAATGATTGCCAGTCACGGTGGATTGTACTTCAGCAATATGACGGCTCAAGGCGTTTAATCTGAAACCAGCCACATATCAGCCTCTTCAAACATTTCCTGCACCGTTCGGCTTATCTGTTCTTTCTCGTGCTTGCTGGCGTCAGTGTTGATCGCGGGCAGTGTCATCATCGGTTTAACCCGAACATCAGCATCCGGGAAAATCCGGTGAACCCTCCTGGTCAACTCGCCCAGAATGATATCTTTTGCCCCGGGCAGACCATCAAAATTCCTTTTGTCATAAACGAGTTCCACGAACATTGCTTATTGCCTCTTTACTGGATGGATGTACAGTATTTATACTGTGTTTTTATCCTGTATTCAAGAGGGGCTAAATGATGCCACGACGTAGCGATATTGAAATTGCCTGGCATGCTTCGATACAGCAAGAACCGAATGGCCGGAAGACCGTCACCACACAAAGGTTTGTTCAGGAACTGAGCAAGGTTAACTGGAACTGGACGATGAAGCAGGCCAACGAATGGGTCGAGTGGTATGTGACAACATTCCGCGATGTATCAACGCAGGAAGGCGAGAACCGCACATATCAATTGTTTAATCCAAACGGAGGGCTATAACCATGGGCTTCCCTTCACCTGCCAGTGATTACGTTGAAACAAGGATCTCCCTCGATCAGCAGCTAATCAGCCAGCCTGCAGCGACTTATTTCATGCGGGCATCGCGTTCACATTTCAGGGAAGGGATAATCCAGGGGGCGCTGCTTGTTGTGGACGCGTCGCTTTCAGCCTGCGATGGCTCGCTGCTGATATGTGCAATCGACGGGGAGTTCAGGATCAAGCGATACCGGACGCATCCTCAACCCCATCTGATTAATCTGGAGAGCGGGAGAAGGGAGGCGCTACCAGTAGATGATGACGGTTACGGTTCTGCACCCGCTATATTCGGGGTGATTACTTACATCATTAATGATGCCAGGAACGCGGAGTTTGATGATTGTCCGGTGATGTAGATAGAAACAAATCAATGAGAAAGGATAATTATGCTTGTTTGGTGGTTATTTAACCACTCATGATATTGGTAATATTTTAGTTAAAAATATTAGATATCAATCACAAAGATTTAATGACAACCGTCTTTGTAATGACTATAAATTTACCCCCTCGCTAGGGATAAAGCGTATCCAATATGCATTGCTGTGTAATTACGGGGTCTGTTGATGTCACCAGACCCCGTCTTTTCATCATCGACTACACAGTTGCTATCCTGCCAAACGAATTCTAATTTGGGCGGAGTTTCTCCCCAGTAATTCCCCAAAGTTTCCCCGTGCAAAAGACAGGCATAAAAAAACCAGCCGTAAAGGCAGGTTCTTAAAGGTGTTTTTGTCGGCACGAGAGGATAAGAACCTCCGCCCCCCCGACACCATAAGGCGGGTGTCATGCCCGGGGACTTCTTCAGTCAGGGCGTGGCCCAACTTAACCAGTTCGACGATAACGCGCCGCGCCCGGGTAGCTAAAAGTTAATGAGCGTACTGCAACGCAAAAGATGGGAGGGGAACACTCTATTGCGCTGGGCATGGGGCATCCAGCAGCAGTGGCAGATGATACGCGAGATGCTTTCGCCGCGGTATACAACTAGATTTTCTGACATTTTAGTGGTTAGATAATTATTAATGCTCATACATAATGAACATGAGAGAATTAATTGTCTAAGCTGGTATAATATGAATAAAGGCTTTTTCCCATTATTTTCTCTAAATCCTTTTTATTTCTAAAGAAAATATTTGAGATATGCTGATGATAATATTTTATAATGATTCTCATAAGTGCCGATACTACCTCATGAAGTTTTTTCACCATTTTATGCTGTGTTGAATTACAATCTCCCTCCATAAGTGATATAAATGTTGATGTAACATTTAGGTTCGCTTGAGGTGAGGAGTGAACATAATAACAGGCGTTGATATAGACATTATGTAAATAAGTCCAGCCTTCATCAACTTGTTGGGCTTTTAAGAAATCAAAGTCTCTACGACGTACGGTTTGGTCAAAATCCCCGCCATTGTAGTTCTTATTGAGGCTTATTCTGGCCACATGCTCAACCATTGAGCGGAAGTTCAGTTGGAGATACCGTTCTCTTTTTTTTATAATGGCAATTAAAGAGTTTAAGGTATCATATATAAAACCTTTTATGTAAGAAGAGTGATTTAGGTTAGGGGTGTGACTTATAATTGTATTACAAAGACTTACCTGTCTAAATATTGATACTGATTTATTTATTTCATCAGTGGTTGTGAGGTGCTGTTGCACCTCCGCTCTAAAGTAATTTACATCTCTTCCAATATTGAAAGGATCCTGCACTAACATTATTTTCCATCCTTTTTATTTGCATTAATCCATATGTTTAAATTCCTTATGGCATGCTTGTTTTTTGATGTGGATTTTGGGGTTGCTTTATTTGAATTATTAAAATTAATGTCCAATGTATTAATGTTGTTTAAGAAATGCATATAAGCCATCTTTATGTCATCCTCGCTTAATTCATTGATATGCCTACAAATTTTAGCGCACATCAATGTTCTTGACCGTACAGCATAATTCAAAAAAGATATTTTAAAGGTTTTGTTAATAAATTCACTAACATCAAAATTTGATCTGAAAACGTCTTTTGAAAAAATCAACATAATTACCAAGCCTAAGAAGTTTTCTTTAGCCATAGGCATATTGTTAGCTTTATTAAGCGCTTTGATTAATTGCTTATTCATTTGTATCACCTTCCAAGTGAGCCACCCTGCTAATAAATTCATTACAGATATTTTCTATATCTTGGCGCGACTTTGAATAACAAGAAGGAATATTTCCTTGATAACCCACCATTAAATCTCGCACGTAGGTTAATTGATTTTCAAAGAAATAAAAATTTGTAAATTGTGTATGGCTCTCAAATTGTTCTTTAATTTCCCTTGTTTTATTGGTCATTTCAGTGTCAGTGTTTGTGTAAATATAACCGACTTGCTTGATTTCTTTCTCATGATGTGTACGCATATTTCTTATGACGCTATTTAAACTGCTTGCCCCAAGCACCGAGTAGTGATCAATTTTAACCGGAGTAAGATAATAATCAGAAGCAAGGAGTGCGGTGTCTGTAAATAATGATATTGTTGGGGGGCTGTCGATAAAAATATAGTCGTAACTTTCTTTTAAGTCATTTTCATTGATGAATTTACGCAACATTTTTATTCTAATGCCCTCTTGGTTAGTATCAAAGATAATGTTTATATCACCTAAGATAATATCAAGATTGTCTGAAACTTTAGTAATGACCTGTTCTGGTGTCGCTTTCTTTTCATCTTCCATTAATGAATTTGGAAGCTCAAAAATCTTTCGAATGGTTTGATTATTAGGTCGAAGGGTAGTCATATATTCTTCTACTCGATCATAATGCCCCATTAAGGACTGAGTGGCATTAAATTGAGGATCAATATCGATAACCAGAACCTTGCGCCCCATATGATTGGCTAAAAATTCAGCAATCCCAACGCATAAAGTTGTTTTACCAACCCCACCTTTCATATTGATAAAACTAATTACTGGTGCAGTCATTTTTTCATCCTTAATTATGTAGCGTGCAATAAACTCACTATGCTGAAAGCATTTTTTTAGCTTGGGTTTTATACTGCGCGTTGACTTATCGTCCTATCATATATGATTTTTAAGTGTTGTATAGACTGGTGTTATATCAGGGGGTTAGGTTGTATGTGGAGTCACAGAATCACTAATCATTGAACTTTGTACATGTAACACTCCGGTTAAATGATTTCTAAAGGAGTTGTTAAGTTGGTCCCCTGATTCCTGACGTCCCCAACGGCGCGCGTCACTGCGTGCCAGATGAACTTGTTGGCGGGCGTAGAACTGTCGGCAATTATTTCCGTAGCTTCTTTCCCTCCAACGTCCTGCCTCATCCATTCGCGAGCAGCATCTGGTGACAGTACCAGAGGCCGCCTGTCGTGAATATCTACCAGTCCTTTGTCTGCAGCAGCCGTCACTATCAGGAATCCTTCTGCTTCATCTCCACGTTCGAATGGTGCGCTGCCGATCGCCGCCATGAATATCGGCTGGCCATCGGCTCGATGAATGAAGTAGGGCTGCTTTTTGTCACCCTCCTTTTTCCATTCGTACCAGCCATCAGCAAAGCAAATTGCGCGACCATGCTGCCAGAGTGGTTTAAACATTCTGCTGGTGGCCGCAGTTTCAGAGCGTGCGTTAATTAGCGGTGCTTTATCCCACCACCCGGGGGCGTATCCCCAGATAACTGGATCAAGATGGAGTTTCTCGTCACGTTCGCTCAGAAGCAGAACTTTGGTGCCTGGCGCGACGTTAAAACGTCCGATTGGTTCAGGATCGTAAGGGATATCGCGTTCGACTTCTTCAGCGAGAAGGACGAGATAATCTTCTCGCGTCATTGACTGTGAAAAGCGTCCACACAT